ATGGCCACTATTCGCGCTCGGCGCAACGCCGATGGAACGGTGATGTACACCGCGCAGATTCGTATCAAGCGCGGAGGCGCGCAAGTCTATCAGGAGAGCGCAAGTTTCAGCCGGAAAAAGGCCGCTGAAGCATGGGCGCTCCGTCGGGAGGCTGAATTGGCCGAGCCCGGTGGCTTGGAGCGGGCGACGAAAAAGGGGGTACTGCTTCGGAACATCATCGCCCAGTACCTGGCCGACCGGGATAAGACTCGCCCGCTGGGTAAGACCAAGATCGCCACGCTGACCGCCATCGCCGCTTCCCACCTGGGCGATACCATCGACCGGGATATCACCAGTCAGGTGCTCGTTGACTATGCGCTGTGGCGCATGGGGCCGGACGGGGGAGGGGTGAAGGCGCAGACAGTTGCCAATGACCTGGCACATCTTGGGTCGGTGTTAGGAGTGGCGGAGGCAGCCTGGGGGTATCAAGTCGACCCGGACGTTATGGCGAAAGCCCGCAGAGTTCTCAAGAACCTGGGTTACAAGTTGCGCAGCAGGGAGCGTGATCGGCGCCCGACACTTGAAGAGTTGGATCGGTTGTTCCAGGCGTTCGAGCGCTCATGGCGATCGCGGCCGACCTCGATGTGCATGGCGAAGGTCGCTGCCTTCGCATTGTTCTCCAGCCGAAGGCAGGAGGAGATCATCCGTATCCGGTGGGCGGATCTGGACGAGGCCCGGGGCGCCGTCCTGGTCCGGGACATGAAGAACCCAGGCGACAAGTGGGGTAACGACGTGTGGTGTCAGCTACCCGAGGAGGCAATGGCGGTCATCAAGAGTATGCCGCGGGCCTTCGACGAGATCTTTCCATACACCACCGATGCGATTCAGGGGGCATGGAGTCGCGCGATCACTGCCGCAGGTATAGAGGATCTGACGTTTCACGATCTGCGCCACGAAGCGATCAGTCGGCTGTTTGAGCTGGAGTGGGACATTCCCAAGGTGGCTTCGGTCAGCGGGCACCGAGATTGGAACTCTCTTCGGCGATATACCCATCTGCGTGGGTCTGGTGATAAATATGCTGGCTGGGAATGGCTCCCGAAGGTCCTGGCGATGCCGGTGTCCTTCGGGGAATGGGTTTCCAAGAAGAAGTCAGGCCGCCGGTCGGGCTCGGTTTAGCCGTTCATGGTCTTTCAGGGCGACCTCGCGCTGTTTGTCCAGATACGCCGCCAGGTCCGCCAAGTGAATGCCTCTGGCAGCCTTCTGGCTGGACTCGATCCGCGTGATAGGGATCTGGATCTGTCCGGCCAGGACCTTCCGCTGGAACTGCTCGACAGTCAGGTGACTGAAGTAGTCGGCGCATACTCTATTCAGCGGGATGATGGCGAGGCCGTTGTACTGGGCCATGAGAAGGAACAGGGTATTCATCAGTAGCACCCCGCTTGCCATGCCGCTAGCGTGTGGAGGATCGGGAATACCTCCACGGCGAGCACCGCGGTCAGGCCAAGGGCGGCGATGATGCCAAGGGCGGTCAGTGTTCTACGCATCGCTTAGCTCTCCCTGACTCGCCGCTGCCCGGTCCTTGAGCGATTCGATGACGGTTTGCGGCATGTCCACCTCTGCCTGCTGGACGAGATCCTGGAGCACTTCCAGCGCGGCCTCGATGAGGCTCTCAGCCACGCCTTGGTCGCGCCACTTGGTTTCGATGTAGCGGCGCTTGCCGGCGATCTGCCGAGAGAAGTCAGCACGCCGGCGTTCGATGATCACGCCAGTGACCTGCTCCAGATAGTCGATGTATTCCAGCGTCAGCTCGTGCTCGTTGCCGGTGTCGGCGAAGACCCCTCGGATGTTTGGGGCCTCCACTGCGATGGCTAGCAGTAGCGTAGCTGTGCTGTCCTTACCGCCGGAAACACTGATGATGTTGTGTTGTTCGCCGAGTACCAGGTCAGCGCCAATCCGCGAGCATGGTATGGCTTGCGATGGAGTGGAGGCAGAGAATGCTGTCATGCCGTCTCCCCCTGGACCATTTGCCTTGGTGTCTGCATGCTTCGTTTATCGCTGATGGCAAGGGGATGGCCATGTTTCAAGAGGAAGTCACAATCAAGTTGCGTCCTAGTCATCTTTTGGGCTGCGTACTGGTCTCTCCCTTTATGGTGCTGCTGGGGTGCTGGATATGGTCTTGGGGATGGAGTAGCGCCAATGCTCCGGCCTGGGTTCAGGCGGTTGGCAGTGTTGTCGCTATTTTTGTGAGTTGGATTTTCTTTGTGCTTGATAAGCGAATTCAGCGTCGGAAACAAACCGAAGATAACAAGCTGATGCTTAAGCAGACGGTTGGAGTTGCGAAGCATGCTGGAAAGCTGGGGAAAATGGTTATATCTTCCGTGAAGGAGAAAAGAGGGGGCCAACAGCAAGCGCTCTTTGGAACTTCTGAGTACCTCAGCACCATGAGGTCGGTTAATTTTAACCAGTTGCCAACAGTGGATAGTGCACTGGCTTGGCTGGAGCTGCAGCATGCTCTTTCGGACCTGTGTCAGATAGTGCAAGTTGATGAGCCAGAAAGTGTGGAGTTTCATCGCCTGGCTCCTTTGGCGGTGGTAATTGATCGCGCTATAGCGAGATTGGTAATTGATGCTGCGGCATTTATTCCGGAGTTGGGCGATGAGGCCTCCATGCTTAAAGCATTGGGAACAAGTAGAAAAAAAATTGACGGGCCACCTCTGCCAAAGTCGCTGGATTAGTAAGTCGAGATTTTCCTGGGCAGTGGCTAAAGTTTCTGACTCCGGTATGTGCCTGTGCTTGTGTAAGCGGGCCGACACTAGAAAATAGTCGTTTTTCATGCCGAGCCAGATCGCAGTCAGTTGGTGTTCTTCGACAGCCAGAAAAACGACGAAATAGCTGTGTTGCGCTGTGCTGTAATGGTGTGCGCAGTGGCTGCTGAAGCGACATAGCTCGGCGGAGGCGAAGAGATCGATGTTCGGAGACTCGCGAGGGCCGAGAGGGAGCTGGGCCTGGTAGATGGCCTGGGCGAGATCGTGGCGACGGAAAGCGGTCATGCCCGTCCCCCTTCGGTTTTCTCCAGGCGCTGGAGGAGGTCGGTGTTCGCGATGCGCAGCGCGGCAATCTCTTGGTTCTGCTCGCGGATCTGCGCGCACAGCGTGCGGATCAGTGCGTTATCGGTGGGCTTCGGTGGGCGCTTTCCCCCCTCGACAAGCTGCGCGGGCGAGCGAGTCATTAAGCGAAGCGTGGCTATGTGCTTCGCGCCCCGGCGCAGCCTTTCGTGGGGTATGCGTGCCTTCGGCGTGTACTGAAGGTTGGGTTGGAATATGCCTGCTGCTGCGCAGCAGTGGCTTTCTATAGCGCCACCCTCGGGCATCGGTTGGCGGCCTTGGGCGATGGCGATCAGTTGGATGCGACGTGCCAGGCCGCCGCCGCGCTTTTGCGCGGCCGGGGCTTGGGTGCTTTGGGTGGCGTGTGCCAGGGCGGCGCCCTGGTCTTGTGCCGCTACGCGGCTAGCCGGGATAGTAGTCATCGCGCTGCCTCACATGCACATCGGTGCAGTGTCGCCGGAGTAGTCGAGGTCGACTGACTCCCAGCCGCTCGGACGAAGGTGGTCATCGATCTCGCGGATCTGGTCGCTGATATCGGCAATCGTGATTTCCCCGCGTCGAGCATCGTCCTCGTCCCACTGTGGCTGGGCGCGGCGCAGGCGGGTCAGGCTGTCGACGTGGTGGCTGCGGTGCTTCAGCAGGTCGTAGGTGGAGAGGCTGGAGTAGTTCATGCCGCCTCCTGCGCTTCAACTTCTGCGCTCTGGCTGGCCAGTTCCGTGATGGCGAGCCGCTGGAGGATCGCGGCGAGCTGCTGTTGGGCTTCGGCGTCTGCGTTGCGCTTGGTGGTGCCGGTCTTTTGGAACTGTCGAGCGTGGCCGCTGAGGAGGCGACTGGCGGTGCGGATGGCGTCCAGTTCTTCGGCGACCAAGTTCTGCTCGCGGAGGAGCTTCGCGGTCTCAGCCTGCCGATGATTGGTCGCGATGCGTGTCTCCAGCTCCGTCTCCAGGCGCTTCAGTTCCGCTTGTTGCTCTTCGTGGCGCTGCTGCCAATCCGCAAGTTTCTCGGTGGCCTCGGCTTCGACGTTTTGACGAAGTTCCTTCTCGTCGCTGATCTCTTCCTGCTGCTCATCGATGACCTGTTGCAGGCGCTGGGCATTGGTGCGCAGCTTGGCAAGGTCGGCATGCAGCGCCGTCAGTTCCTGGCTGTGCGAGGCGCGGCAGAGGTAAAGCGCCTCGTCGACCGCCTGCTGTTGGGCGTTCTTCCTGTCCTTGCGCCCAGCAAGATAGGCGGTGGCGATCAGGACCAGCAGCGCGGCGAGAGTGGTGGCCGCGAGAATGATGTGTTGGGTATGCATGGTGGTTTTCTCCATTGGTGGTGGGTGGCCGGTGGTGGCGGCCGGTGTGGTTACTCGTTACTGCCGAGTCGGGCATATGCCTCGTCGGCCTGCCAGGCTCGTGAGTCGATCCAGGCCGCAAGGTGGCGCACATCGACAAATGGCTGGGCGCGCTGACTCGGGTCGACGGTGGTGATGGGGAGGCGGATTCGGCGTTCCTTGATCGAACGGCTGAACGTCTCTTCGTTGAGGTTGTGGAAGTACCGAATGCGCAGGTGCTCCAGCGGGATCAGCACGTCGCCGAAGGTGCGGTAGAGGAGTTCCACCGTCTCCGGGCGTGGGGCCGGAGTCAGGCGAAGCTCGGGTTGGTTGTCGTGAGGAGTGCTCATGCGGCGGCCTCGTTGAGCACGGCTACCGCGTCCTCGATGCCGCTGGCTGCTTCGTTGAGTTGGTCGACGATCTCTTCCATGCGCGCTCCGCGGTTGCTGGCTTGCAGGCTCTCGGGCATAGCGTCCAGGGCCTCCTCCTCCTCGCTAACCAAGGTTTCGATCTGCTCGCGGATCTCTTCGAGTTGAGCGGTGATTTGTTGCAGTTGGCGTCGGCGTGCGTTGTTCATTTGTTCCCCTTGGGGTGGTTCCAGGCGATCTCTACGTGGGTTCGTACAAGTTCCCGTAGGTGTTCCGGCACCCGCTCCAGGGCCGCCCTGCGTTCCTCAATGGTTCGAAGGGCGACGATCTGGCGGGCGTATTCGCGGGGCCGGGGCTCGTCAGCCAACCTCGCGGCGGTCCGGGACCGCCGGCGGGCAGACGCGGGGGATGCCGAGCTTGTCGGCCAGCCATGCCACTCCGGCCGGGCGCACTTTCGTCGAGTGGCTGTACTGCATGCCGAGTTCGGGGTGGTGCCAGGGCGTTTCCTTTGCGCGCAGGTAGAGGCGGTCGCGGACTGGAGCGGCTGGAAGAGTGTTGCTGTCGAGCAGGCCGGCCGCCTTCATGCGCTTGATCAGCTCGGGACGCGTCAGCCCGAGGCGCTGCGCGGCCTGGTGCAGGGACAAGTCTTTCATCGCGGCCCCCTACGCAGCCTGGTCGAAACGGCGGCGAGCCGGGGTCTCGTCCGCGGTGTCCAGGCGGCCATTCGCGATGGACTCGATGTAGTCGGCCACGGTGTTGGCGTTGGACTGGGAGTCGAGCGGGAGGCCCAGGCTGTTCAGCGTGGAGCCCATTCGAACGATGATGTGGACCTGTCCAGCGCCGCGCTCAATGTCGAGAGTGACGTGGACTGCCTGACGGGTTTCGGCGTCGTAGAGGGCGTGGTTGAAGCGGCCGTTGAGGCTGAGCTGAGCCTTGAGCCGCACAAAGGATGGTTGGCGGAGTGCGTAGGTCATGCCGCGTCACCTCCAAACGGGGAGGTGGTGGTTACCGAATAACGGCGGCCCGGGGTACGGCTGGCTACAAGCTGGGCTTTGCCGTTGAAGATGACGACAAGGCAGCCAGTTTCGGCCTGGAGGCGTTGGACCTGTTGCGGGGAGGAGGTACAGGCCGGGTGGACGTGTACCGTGGCGGAACGTTGCATGGTGTTACCTCGTCTCTGTGGTGGAGAGTCGAGGTAATTAAACGCAACGTTTAAAGCTGGGTCAATACGTTTTGTTTATTTTGTTTATTGGTCGAAGGCAAGGCCTTTCTTTTTTCGGAGCGTCGACCACCAAAATACCCAGCCAAGGATTCGGATTTGTTGGGTCTCGATCTGCTCGGCTGAGTATTCTTCGTCTGGGTGCTCTGTTGTGTTGAAGCTCCGCAGGCGCATACCGCCCGCTGGCAGGCGATATAGGTATTTCACTCGTAGCATTCCGTCATGTTCAAGGGCGTAGATTTCGCCGTCCAGAATGCGGGTTGCGCTCTTGTCCACTCCGATGGTGGCGCCATTCATAATCAATGGCTCCATGCTGTTCCCGCTGACCGTGGCGCAGAAAGCCGCCGAAGGGGAGACTCCGGCATTTCGAAGCGTAGCGTAGGAGAATCGCAGCTTTCTCCCCTTAATCTCACGCACCGCTGTTCGGCCGGCTCCGGCGGATAGCTCAACTTCCTTGTACAGCGGCACTTCAACCTCGTCCGGTTCTAGGGGCGTTCTGTCATCCCAGGGATCGAGGGGAGAGAGCAGGGAGCTTTCACCGCCTGTGGCTAGGGAGTTCGATGGAGATTCGCTATCTGTTCCATCGCTCAGCCAGCGAGGATTGACGGCTAGTGCGTCAGCAATAGCGAAAACGCGGGCCTTTGGAATCCCGCGCTTGAACCAATTGTTGACGTGTTGGGGCTCAACGCCTAGCGCTGCTGCGAACTCGCTATAGGCGATTCCTCTCTCATCGAGGAGGCCGCGCAATCTGGTGCCGGATGTGCTCATAAACTCAGAGTTTACAGGGGTAGACATTGCGTTTAAATAAACGTAATGTGTATTACCGAATGCGAAGAAAACGGTGCGTTTATGGATCAATCGGCATTGGAAAAGGCGATTAACGCTGCTGGAGGTGGACGGGCGCTCGCGCAAGCAATGGGGCTTAGCCCGATGGCTGTTTCCCAATGGAAAAAGCGCGGGGTGCCTGCTGAGCGTGTGCCTGCCGTGGTGCGAGCATGCAAAGGTGCTGTTGCTGCACATGAATTACGGCCGGACCTGCCAGACCTATTTCCACTTCCAGATAAGCACTCTAGGAAAGCAGCTTAGTCCCTCGCCACCACCGAGGGAGGGGAGCCAGGCCGGCTGGAGCAGCACGCTAAGTACCACCACAGCCGGCCGAGCTTCCCAGACCCGAAGCACGGATGCCTCGGGGTTGCCAGCCTCTCCACCACAGAGCTGCTGGCTGTAACGGTCGGGTGATCAGGAATACCGATCACCCGGCCATCGTGGCAGATGGCGTTTCCACCACAGAGCGGCCATCTGCCTTGTGACCACCATGCAATGTGACCACGGCGCCTACTCTAACAAGGTTGGTGGCGTCGTGGCACTGGCAGTAAACAGGAATAATTGCCATGTCCCGACCCTCGTTCGCGGATCAGTTCGACCGCATGGGCCGCGAGGTGCTTCCCTTGGGCGAAGCGCTCAACCTCGTCGCCCGCAATCAACGCATGTGCCACGGTGGCATCACTGGCTTCGCTCACTCCACCGGCCGCAGCGTCTCCACCACTTCCCACAAGTTCGACCCCAGCCACACCAGCCACATCCTCAACATCTACGACGTGCTCGACTTCCTGCGGTACGTGTCGGCCGAGGGGCGGGCGGTCGTGCTCGACGCGCTGCATGCCGAGCTGGGCGACAGCCTGTGGTTCTTCGTTTCGCCGCTTCAGTTCGAGGATGTGCCGGCCAGCCTGATTGCCGGTGCCGGCGAGATCCTGCACACGTCGGCCAATGCGGCAACCACCATCGCGCGCCATATCGAGGATGGTCGCATCGATGCGGCCGAGCTGGCCGAAACCCAAAAACTGGCGATGAGCATCATCCGCGCGGCGGTTGGCCTCTACGAGCGGGCTCGCTACGTCCACCAGACCACCAAGGGCGCCGAACGCGGGGAGGTGGCCAATGGCTGATATCGCGGATCACGCCAATGACCTGGTGCTGGAGCGCATGGAGGCGGCGTTGGCTGCCCGAGCGCTGGTAGTGGCTGGCGAATCGGCTCATGAGTGCGAGTGCTGCGGCGAGCCAATCCCGCCGCGCCGTCGCGAAGCTGTGCCGGGGTGCCAAACCTGCATTGAATGCCAGTCCTTCAACGAGCGGAGGGGGCGCCGGTGAGTAACGAAGCCTTGGACGAAGTGCTGAATCAGCTTCGGGATCATGGTATCGAGCCCTTCACCAAGCGGAGCCCGGGCTGGGTGTTCGGCAAGCTGGTGCGCTGCAAGGTCGAGGGCGACCGGAGCGGGGAGGCTACTGGCTGGTACGTACTGCACGAATACACCACTGCCAGCGGCAAGACCCTCTATTTCGGGCGCTTCGGCAACTGGCGGCAGGATCTCAACGAGAAATTCAAGCTCAAGGGTGTTCGCCTGACTGCCGAGGAGCGCGAGCTTATGCACGCCCGCCAGGAAGAGGCCAAGCGCAAGGCCGCGGCAAAGGCCGCCTACGCCGCGCAGCGTGCTGCGCAGGGCGCCGCGCGGCTGTGGGAACGGCTATCGGAGAAGGGCAAGGCGCCGTATCTCGACCGCAAGCAAATCGTCGGTATCGGCGGTCGCTACGGTTACGGCGGGCGTTTCATGGTGCCCATGCGAACGCTCAAGGGGCTGGTGGGGCTGCAAATCATCTACCCTGAAAAGCAGCCCGATACCGGCCGGGACAAGGCGTATTGGCCCTACGGCATGCAGAAGGAAGGCGCGTTCTGCCTGATCGGTCCGCGCCCCGAACCCGGCGAGCCGGTGTTGATCGCTGAGGGCTACGCAACCGGCGTCAGCCTGCATATGGCGACGGGCTGCGCGGTGGCTATTGCCTTCGATGCCGGCAACCTGCTGCCGGTCGGCAAGGCGATGCAGACCGAGTACCCGTCGCGGCCGCTGATCTTCTGCGGCGATGACGACTGGAAGACCACCCGCCAGGACGGATCGCCTTGGAATCCGGGCGCTCAGGCTGCGGAGAACGCCGCCACGATCCTGGGCGGCCAGTTCGTACTCCCTCGCTTCGGCAGCGAGCGGGATGAGGGCTGGACTGACTTCAACGACCTGCACTGTGCCGAGGGGCTGGAGGTTGTCCGCGCCCAGGTCATGGCGGTGGTCCGGCCGCCGGCGGAAGGGGGCTGGCGTGACTGCTTGCTGCGGATCAAGGGCGGCGGGTTGGCGGCGCACATGGTGAACATCAGTCTCATCTTGCAGAACGATGAACGGTGGCAAGGCGTGCTCGGCTATGACGAGTTCAGCGCCAAGACCATGAAGCTGCGGACGCCACCCTATGGCGGTGGTACGGGGGAGTGGACAGATCTGGACGACATGCTGGCGTGCGAGTGGCTGGCACAGCAGTACGGTCTGTTGACGAAGGTGCCGCCGGTGCTCGAAGCGGTGTCTGTGGTGGCCAGCAAGAACAGTTTTCACCCGGTGCGGGCGTACCTTGAGGGCCTGGAGTGGGACGGTACGCCGCGGATCGAGCATTGGCTGAACAGGGCCCTGGGCGTGGAGGAGACCCCGTACTCGATGAAGGCCGGCAAGCGCTGGCTGATCGGCGCTGTTGCGCGTGTTATGCGCCCAGGCTGCAAGATGGATACGGTGCTGATCCTCGAAGGGTTGCAGGGTGAGGGCAAGTCGACTGCCATGTCGGTGCTGGGCGGCGAGTGGTTCATGGATACCCCGTTCGTGCTTGGTGACACAGAAACATTTCAGATGTTACGCGGCAAATGGATCAGCGAACTGGGCGAGTTGGATGCCTTCAACAAGGCCGACAGCACCAAGGCGAAGCAGTTCTTCTCGGCATCGGTTGATACCTTCCGCGAGAAATATGGCCGCAGATCCCGCGATGTGCCGCGACAGTGTGTTTTCGTAGGTACTACAAACCAGGAGGAGTACCTGAAAGACACCACCGGTAACCGTCGATACTGGCCGGTCCTCTGCACGAAGGTGGATCTGGACCTGCTGCGCGAGATCCGGGACCAGCTATGGGCAGAAGCGCTGTTCTGCTACCGCGCCGGAGATCAGTGGTGGGTCTCGCGTGAAGAGCGCGCGCTGTTCGAGGAGGAGCAGGACAAGCGCTACACCGTCGACGCCTGGGAGCACAAGTTGATCGGTTGGCTGGAGGGGTACGTCGGCGAGACCGTCACCAGTGCTGACCTGCTGGGGGACGCGCTCAACCTCGACTTCGGGCATTGGGGCAAACCGGAGCAGATGCGAGTTGGCCATATCATGCACCGGCTGGGCTGGCGGCGCAGACGCCTGCCCGCATCCGGTAAGTCACCGGTGCGGCCGTGGGGCTATGAGCGGCCGCCGTCGTGGAAGGGGCGGCCAACGCAGAAGGAGGCCGCATTTTGATCAAGCCAATTGACGAGATGCTACGGACCTGGGCCGCCGAGCTGCACCCACCGAACGGCGTAGGTTCAGCCGGCAACGCTAGCGGCGGGAGCAATGTGATTGCTATGCTGATGGCGACCAGGGGAAACCTGACTCGCTCCACAGCGGGGGCTCGCTGTCCTCTGGATCGCACGGCGGACATTGAGCTGATCGTGAACAAGCACCTTCCGCCGCCCATCGAGCGGGTGGTGCGGTTGCATTACACGGACTACGACATGTCGGACCCGATGAAATGGGAAGCGTGCGGGTGCGGTAGAACCCAGTATTACCAGCGCCTGCACCTGGCCCATGCGGCCATTGCTGAAATCCTGCTGCGGCGGGCGGCCTGACTTGGCCGTGCACTGTCCCACCGTCCTACTCTGTCCCGCTTCGTTTTTCGAGGCGGGACAGCGCAAAGCCCCGTCGCCGCTGGGGCTGTCCCACTGTCCCACCTTTCACACACCCGCCCGCACATAGGCGCGTATCGCGCGCGCACGCGCGTAGCGTGCGCTCTTATTATTCTTCTCTTATATGCGTAGAAAGTAGTAGGACAAGTGGGACAGTAGGACAACGCCATATAAAACAATGGGTTATCTGTCCCACCTGCTGACCCACCTACTGACCAGTAGGACAGCGCCGGAGGCGCTTGATAACCGTAGATGGATATACGCCGGACGAGTCCGGGACGAGTTTGGGGCGACTCCGGGATAAGTTCGGGGTGGCAATAAAACTGGGTTGCTGCCACCGAACTGAAGGGGTAAAAAGTAGGCACTCTCGTAGAGGTGCGCCAGTGAGGCACACGCTCCACATCATCCGAACCCGGCCATCGCGCCGGGTTTTTTATTGGCTCGATTTCGGCGCCTCTGGCCTCCCTGGCGGGGCGTCGGGTCCAGGGACGGGCCGCCTACTCAGACCGAGGTGAACATGGCGACAGAGAACGACGTTCAGCAGACGCTGAGCGATATCCCGACCTGGCTGTTCGTGCTGGTGTCGATGGCAGGCCTGTCTGGGGAGTTGTGGCGCGCCGAGGCGGCAGGGCTGACGGTCAGCGATCTGCTGAAACGTGTCCTGCTGCGCTCGGGGGCGTCGGTGGTGTTCGGCCTGGCCTCGGTGTTGCTCGCCACGGCGAGCGGTGCGGGGCTGCCGGTTGCCGCCGCGCTCGGTAGCGTGGTCGCGTGCCTCGGCGCCGACGTGGCATCTGGTTTTTACACACGTTGGCTTGAGCGGAAAGCGGGCGGTTCTGAGGTGCCGCCTCGTCGGGCTGACTCGGAGTGAGAGGGGCTATCACTGCGCGGGACTTGGACGACGCCGTTCGGTCCTTGCAGCAGCTCGGTGGCGACTTGCCTGCTGCTGTGTTGGCCGACGCCTTGAACCACACGGCGAACCAGGCGAATCAGGCGCTGGTCGGGGAGATCGACCAGGTCTTCGACCGGCCGACACCGTTCACCCGCAACGCCATCCGCATCCTGCATGCCACTTCGCGCCGCCTTGAGGCGGCCTTGTGGGTGAAGGACGAAAAGGACCATGCCTCGAAGGGGCAGGCGCCGGAGGACTGGGTGGCTCCCCAAGTCTTCGGGGGGCCGAGGGTGGACAAGGCGTCGGAGCGGAACCTCCGAGCCCGGGGCATTCTGCCTGCGGGCATGTTCGTCGTTCCAGCGGAGGGCGCCCGGCTGGACCAGTACGGCAACATGAGCCGCGGCCAGATGATCCAGATCCTCTCCGGCCTGGGCGCCCTGGAATACCGAGCGGGGTTCAAAGGAAACGCCACTCAGTCGGCGCGCTCCCTGGCGAAGGGACACCAACTGGCGTACTTCGTGATGCGCCGTGGCCGCCGGCCGATTGGCATCGCCGAACGCCGTGGACGGACGTTGACCATGGTCCTCGCCTTCGTCCGCCAGCCTCAGTACCGCGTGCGCTTCCAGTTTCACGAAGTCGTTCGGCGTATTGCCGAGGACGACGCGCGCATCGAGGCGAACATCGAGCGGACCCTGGCGAAAGCGTTGCGCTGAACCGTTGGCAGGTGGCTTGGCCGGGCGGAGCGGGGTTAGTTCAACCCGAGCCGGCGGTGGCCGCCTGCAGACGGGGTGTCGCGAAAAGCGGGGCAGTGACGTGCTGCTCAAAAAGCACCGGGGGCCCCTGAAGCGCCGCCCCCGACAAGGGTGATTCGAACCCCGTTCTCGCGCTAGTGGCTGGGCCGGGAAGTTAGTTAACAGGGTTAACCGGGTTAACCCCCCTCGGTTCATCGTGGTTAACAGGTACCGCACATGGAGTTCATGACCAAGGCAGCGTTCGCGGACCGCCAAGGCTGGTCGCGCGCCTACGTGTCGAAGCTGGTCCGGCAAGGACGCCTCGTCCTCACTGCCGACGGAAAGGTCGACGTCCAGGCGAGCGACGAACTGCTGGCCGCCAGCGCAGACCCGAGCAAGGCTGCCGTGGCCGAGCGGCACCGGCAGGAGCGGGTGGAGAAGGGCGTGTACGCCCACATAGGCGCAGGTGCAGCCCCGAGCCCGGCCTTACCGGCACCTGGGCAGACCGCACCGCTGCCCGACTACCAGAAAGCCCGCGCACGGCGAGAGTACGCCCTGGCTCTGCTGGCAGAAGACGAACACCGCAAGAGCCGTGGCGAGACGGTCGAGCGCGCGCGTGTCGACTCCGCCGCCTTCACCGCTGCGCGCGCTCTGCGCGATCTGCTGATGGGCGTGCCGCCGAAGATCGCCGGCGACCTGGTGACGCTGACCGACCCCTGGGAGATCGAACGCCGCCTGACCCAGGCGCTGCGCCGTGCCTTGGAAGATGCCGACCGCCTCCTGCAGCTCGATGCCGAGATCGAACAAGGGGGCAAGGAGCCGAACTGAACCATGGAACAACCGTATGCCGACGGTGCCGCCGTGTACCTGGCGGCATACCGTCGAGGACTGAAGCCCGACCCCGAACTGTGGATCGATGAGTGGGCGGACGAGTTCCAGATGATCCCGGCGGATACGGGGGCGGCCGAGCCGGGCAAGTACCACACCGACCGGACCCCCTATGCGCGCGAGCCGATGCGTTGCCTGTCGCCGCTGTTCCCAGCCAAGCGCGTGGTGACCATGATCGCCTCGCAGCTGATGAAGACCCAGGTCGCCTTGAACTGGATCGGCGGCTGTATCCACATGGCACCGGCCAACATCCTGGTGCTGCTGCCCACCGAGAAGCTGAGCAAGCGGGTATCAGGACGGATCGACAAGACGATCAAGGCCGTGCCGGTGCTGACCGCGCGCGTTGCCAAGGCCCGCTCGCGCGACTCGCGAAACACGCTCGACACCAAGGAGTTCGAGGGTGGCGCGCTGTACTGCGCGTCAGCCGGCTCGGCCTCCAACCTGGCCGAGTTGTCCGCTCGGTACGTGTACGGCGACGAAATCGATCGCTGGGAAATGGACGTCGACGACGACGGCGACCCGGTCAAGCAGGCCGAGGCGCGCGGTTCGACGTTCGGCCGCCGCGCGAAGTTCTACTACTCCAGCTCGCCCACGCTGAAAGGCGTTTCGCGGATCGCCGACCTCTTCACCCAGGGCGACCAGCGGCACTACTACGTCCCGTGTCCGCATTGCGGAACGATGCAGGTGCTGGAGTGGGAGGGCCTGAAGTACGACCCCGATTACCGCCTTGTGCAGTACATGTGCTGCAACGAGGAGTGCGGCGCCCTGATCGAGGAGCACCACAAGGCGGCCATGCTGTCCGCTGGCGAGTGGCGAGCCCATGCCGTCGGTGACGGCGAGACCGTCAGTTTCACGCTGAGCGCGCTGTATGCGCCTCCCGGCTGGTTGACCTGGACGGACCTGGCGAAGGAGTACGACGAGGCCAAGCGTCTACAGGAGAAGGGCGATCCCGGGTCCATGCAGGTGTTCTACAACACCCGCTTGGCCCGGCTGTGGGACAGCGCCGAGGAAATGACCAAGGCGGACGAGCTGCGCAAGCGAGCCGAGGCCGAGGGGCATCGGCTGGGTCTGGTACCCGCCGGAGCGCTGCTGCTGACCGCGGCGGTCGATACCCAGCACAACCGCTTGGAAATGCTGGTGATGGGCTGGGGCGAGGGCCTGGAGCGCTGGACGGTCGATTTCCAGGTGATCCCCGGCGACCCGACCGACGAGCGTACCTGGGCGCTGCTCGACGAGCGCCTGAAGGCTCGATATCGGCACGTCAGCGGTGTGGACCTGGCCATCTGCGCGGTCTGCATCGACTCGGGCGGTCACCATACCCATGAGGTCTACCAGTTCACCCGCCTGCGCCGCTGGCGAAACGTGCTGGCGGTGAAGGGTGCGAGCAAGCGCGGCCGCCCAGTGCTGGCCCAGCGGCCGTCCAAGGTCGACGTCACCTGGCAGGGCAACACCGAGAAGAGTGGCGCCGAACTATGGATGGTCGGTACCGACACGGCGAAGGACTGGGTCTACAACCGCTACCACCTCAAGGATGGCCCCGGGGCGTTGCACTTCTCCGCAGACCTGCCGCCTGACTTCTTCGACCAGTGCGTGGCCGAGCGCAAGGTGGTCCGCTACGTGAAGGGGTTCAAGCGCACCGACTGGGTCAAGGCCAAGTCGGAGCGAAACGAGGCCCTCGACCTCATCGTGTACAACCTGGCCGCGGCCCACTTCCTCGGCCTGCATCGCTATCACGCTCCGCAGTGGAGCAGCCTGCGCGCAGCGGTAGGTCAAGGCAGCCTGTTCGCCGACCCAGTCGCCACGGTGCCCAGCGCAGCCGACGAGGCGGACGAGCATGAGCCGCAGAACGAGGCGCCAAGCGCCCCAGTGCGGCCGGCACCTCCCACGCGGAGCGCGAACCCACCATCCCAACCAACTGGCCGGCGTACCTCGCGCAGCGGGTATCTGAGCCGCCGATAGACGAGGTCAGCATGAGCACAGCGCAGCAGCGCCTGGACGAGGTCCGGGTGGCGATTCAGGACATCCTGAAAAAAGGGCAGTCGGTGCGCAAGGGAGACCGCCAGGTCGACCGCGCGCAACTGGCGAGTCTGCGCGTTCTGGAGCAGCAGTACGCCGAAGCCGCAGCCCTGGAGGCGGCTACGAACAACCGACGCTCGCGCCAGGTTCGCCTCTACAGCGGAGGCAAGGGGATCTGATGGCTACCCGATACCGAATCACGTCGAAGCGCATTCGCAACAGCTACGAGGGCGCTGGCACCGGACGCCGCGCCGCTGGATGGGACGCGCCCGAGGCGGCGCTGAATGCGGTAGCCATTCCGGCATTGCCGACCCTGCGCAAGCGCTCGCGAGCGGCGGTGAGGAATGACCCCTACGCCGCGAGCGCGATCAGCAAGCGCGTCAGCAACCTGATCGGCACCGGCATTACGCCGCGCGCACGTCTGGACGACGCGGCGTTGCGCGAGGCGTTGAACCTGCTGTGGGAGGACTGGGTAGACGAGTCGGACGCGGATGACCGTACCGATTTCTACGGCCTGCAGATGATCATCGCGCGGATGGTCGAGGAAGCGGGCGAGTGCTTCGTGAGGCGCCGCAACCGACGGCCGGAGGACGGCCTGGCGGTACCTCTGCAACTGCAGGTGCTCCCGCCTGACTTCGTCCCGGTGGATCGCAATTTCAAGACCCGCAGTGGCAACGTGGTGCGCGCGGGAATCGAGTTCGACGCCATCGGCCGCCGGGTTGCCTACTGGATGTGGCAGAGCCATCCCGGCGATCCGGCGGCGCCCCGGCGCGGCTACAACCAGCTCAACCGCATCCCGGCGGACCAGGTGCTGCATATCTTCGAACCGCTGGAGGGTGGCCAGCTGCGCGGTGTGCCGCGCTTGTCACCGGTTCTCCTGCGGCTGAAGTCGCTGGACAACTACGACGACGCGGTGCTGTTCAGGCAGGAGGTTTCCAACCTGTTCGCCGGCTTCATCACCAGGCCTCGACAGGACGGGGCGCCGATCTTCGATCCGTCGACCGGGCTGGAACTTGCGCAGGATCGCGACGGGACACCGATGGTCGGCCTGGAGCCGGGGACCATGCAGGAACTGCTGGAAGGGGAGGAGGTGGTTTTCTCCGACCCGCCGGACGCCGGTAACACCTACGTCGACTTCATGCGACAGCAACTGATGGCAGCGGCGGTCGGTGTCGACCTGCCGTATGAGCTGCTCACCGGCGACATGGGCGATATCAGCGACCGCACCTTGCGGGTGCTGCTCAACGAGTTTCGGCGCCGGATCGAACAGGTTCAATTCAGCGTGTACGTCTACCAGCTCTGCCGCCCGGTGCGCGCGTGGTGGCTGGATACCGCGTACCTCAGCGGAGCAGTCGACCTGCCGGACTATCCGGCGCGGCGACGTGAGTTCCTGCGCACGCGTTGGATCCCGCAGGGCTGGGCCTACATCCATCCGGTGCAGGACGTCCAGGGCAAGCTGCTGGAGATCGGCGGAGGCCTCGCCAGCCGGAGCGAGCATGCGCTACGCACCGGATACGACGCCGAGGTGATCGACCGGGAGAACGCCCAGGACAACGCCCGGGCTGAAAGCCTGAACTTGCACTACACCACCGACACCGGGCAACCGGTGAGAGACCAAGGGGACTCCCATGAAGAAACGCAATGAACAGCCCCTGGCGCTGGCCGCCCTGTGGGCGCTGCTGGGCGTTGGCACGCTCGCCGATCCGCGCATCCAGAACAAGGCGCAGGGCGCGCCGGATCTGCAGGCCGAGCACTGGTACAGCGTCAAGGCGCTGAGCGCTGAGGGTACCGGCTCGGTCGCCTCCATCGAGATCTATATCTACGGCGAAATCGGCTTTTGGGGCATCACCTCCGCGGATTTCATCCGCGACCTGAAAGCAGTCGACGACGGCACCTCTCCGGTACTGGTTCACTTCGACACCATCGGCGGCGACCTCTTCGACGGCATCGCCATCCACAACGCGCTCCGGGCCCTGGGCGAACGCTGCACCGCCCGGATCGACGGGGCCTGCTTCAGCGCGGGCAGTGTCGCGGCCTGCGGCGCGCACCGGGTCGAAATGGCCGACAACGCGCTGTTCATGATCCACAACCCCTGGACCTTCGCGGCAGGCGACAGCGAAGACCTGCGCAAGGTCGCCGACATGATGGACCAGGCGTTCGAGGGCATCGTGGCGAGCTACCAGCATCGGCCGCTGAATGTCGACGACGCCGAACTGCGCCGGATGATCGACGACGAAACCTGGCTCACCGCGCCCGAGGCGAAGGACAAGGGGTTCGTGGACGAGGTGCTCGGCGCGGCCGAGCCGATCGGCGTGAACGCACGCCTGGGCAAGGTGCTGAATCGCTATCGCAACACGCCCGACGCGGCGCGCCGGCTGCTGGCCAGTCGGGAGCCGGTGGGCGACCCCGCACTGACGTCGGCCGAACTGGCTGCGGAGCTGACGGCGGACTGCGCCCAGGCCGGTCTGGCCGACTGCGCGGCGTACCTGATCAAGGCCTCGGGCCTGAAAGATCGCGAAACGGTGCGCGCGGCCTTGGACAGGGCGAAGGCCGTCCGGTCGGTGTGCCTCGTCGCGAAAATGCCCGATGAGGCCAAGGCGCTCATCGAGGAGGGCCTGGATGCCGACGGCGCCCGTCTGCGGCTGTACGACAAGATCGTAGCGCGCAGCACCCAGGTGGAGATCGACAACCGCGTGCCGACGGACGATCAGCCGCAGAACACGGCTTACCAACCCCCGGCGCCGAGCGACGTGTACGCGAAGCGCCGGCTCAATGCCTCGAAAGGAGGAAAGCAAGCATGACCATCAAGACCGAAGGCGTTCACGCCGGAGAGTTCCTCCTGTCGGAGGCCAACGGCTCGCGCAGCCGCGAAAACATCGTCATCACCGCCGGCTCCGGCCGGCTGGTGGCGGGTACCTTGATCGCCCCCATCACCGCCGCCAATGCGCTGACCGCGACCGCGGCGGCAGGGAACACCGGCGACGGCACTGTCGGTGCCTCCGTGGTGACCAGCGCCGCCATCAGCGGAACCTACGTGCTGGAAATCACCGAGGCCGGAGCCAATGGCGGCAAGTTCGAGGTGGTCGACCCGCAGGGACGCCAGGTGGGCACTGGTCAAGTCGGCCAGGCGTTCACCGGCGGCGGAGTCGGCTTCACCCTTTCCGACGGGGCCACCGACTTCGTAGTGGGTGATCGCTTCAACCTGCAGGTGCTGGCAGGGCTCGGCGAGTGGACGCCCTACGACGACGACGGTGCCGATGACGGCCGTCGCGCGGCTGGCGGCATTCTGTTCGGTCCAGTGGACGCCACGGATGCCGACGTCAAGGCGGTGGCCGTGGTCCGTGATGCCGAAGTGATCGCCAGCCTGCTGACCGGCCTGGATGCCGCCGGTGAGGCCGACCTCAAGGCGCTGGGCCTCATCCTTCGCACCTGACCTCCTCCGTCCCTCAACCACCTCAAGCCCCGCCTGCGCGGGGTTTTTCATTTCTGGAGTATCCACATGGCTGAAATCAGCATTTTCGAAGATGAGGCGTTCTCGGTGGAGGCGCTGCTGGCGGTGATCAACACCGATCACCCGGTGCCGGGGCAACTCGCCGCGCTGGGCCTGTTCGAGGAGCAGGGCGTGTCCTCGCTGGTGGTACAGATCGAAAAGGACGGCACCACGCTGCAACTGGTGGAGGCGAAAGCCCGCGGCGGCGTTGGCCAGGTCGTGACCGGTGACAAGCGTCAACTGGTCCCCTTCAACACCGTTCACCTGCCGCAGACGTTCCAGATCCTCGCCGATGAAATCCAGGGCATCCGTGCGGTGGGTAGCCGGACCGAGCTGCAGTCCGCCGAGGCGGTCGTGGCCAAGCGCCTGGAAAAAGCGCGCCGCCAGTTGGACCTGACCCACGAGTATCAGCGCATCGGCGCCATCAAGGGCAAGATTCTCGATGCCGACGGTTCGACGGTACTGCTGGATATCTACCAGGCCTTCGGACTGAGGAAGCCCAAGCCGCGATCGCTCGAGCTGGGTAACCCCGAGGGTGATCTGAGCGGCATTCTGGCCGACCTGCTGGACGAGCAGGACGACGCGCTGGGCAACGTCCCCAGCACCGGATCGCGAGCGTTCTGTGGCAAGAACTTCTGGGCCAAGCTCATCGATCACCCCAAAGTGCGCGGCACTTACCTGAACACCCTGCAGGCGGCGCAACTGCGGGGTGACCGTCGCCAGTCGTTCGAGTTCGGTGGCGTGGTCTGGGAGCGCTATCGCGGCAAGCATGACGGGGAGCCGTTCGTGGACGATGGCAGTGCCCAACTGGTCCCGGAGGGGGTTCCGGACCTGTTCATCAGCGCCTTTGCGCCGGCGGACTACATGGAGGTCGTCAACACCGAAGGCCTGCCGTACTACGCCAAGCTTGAGCGTCTGCCCTTCGACAAAGGCGTGGCTGGGGAAGCGCAATCGAACCCGCTGCACCTGTGCACCCGCCCGTTGGCGGTGCGCGAACTGACCCTCTGACCGTGGCGGGTTTCTCTGAACTGGTCGCCGACATGGACGAGATCATCGCCGACGTCCTCGGCGATGGTGAGTTTGGCTACCTGGACCGCTCTGGCCGGCAGGTCGGCAATGCTGCGGTGATCGTTGAGGAAGGTGTGGAACGCATGGAGGCCGGCGCCCTGGATCGGTACCGCACCATTGCGTGCCGCAAGGCCGTGTTGCAGCCCCTTGATCGAAAGGGGGCGTTCCTCGATTCCGATGGCCAGGTCTGGCGCATCGACGGCATCCATGCCGACGACGGCGACTGGATCACTTTCTACGTGGTGCCCGAATGAGCGATGTGATCGATGTACAGACCGCGGTCATCGGCCAGTTGCTGGACCTGCTCGCCGCGGTTCCGGTGTTCGGCGATACCGTCCGTGAGGACTGGGTGGCCGGGGTGCTCGACGCCGAGGACAGCGACGAGCCCGAACGGCTGATCATCCTGCAGGAAGGGGACACCGTGGAACGAGACCGGTCGCCGGGCAGTGTCGTGGAGGAGTGGACCGTGAACATCGTCCCGATGGCGCGCGGCAGGGACGCCGCCCAGGCGTTGCGCGAGGCGCGCCTGGCGATCAAGCGGGTGCTCAAGGGCCACAAGGCCGGGCTGACGGTGCCCGGCCTGGTGCGTGTCGATTTTCCGGCATCCGCTGTGCGCCTGCCCGAGCCCGGCCGGCGCTGGGCCTATCGAGCCATCCCTCTGCAGGTCAGCTACTCGCAGCAGTTGTAACCCATCCACCAGGCCGCCTCCGGGCGGCCTCTACATTTCCGGAGGGCTCCATGCCCGAGATCATCGTTACCAGGCCGTTCAACTACCGCGAGGGGCTCGACGCGACCCACTACCCGGCGTCGAAGGGCGCCATCAGCGTTACCGCCGCCGTAGCTGCCCATGCCCTGGGCAAGGGCTACGCCACCGAGGCCAAGGCCAAGGCGCCGATTCCGGCAGCTACCGCCGAGCCGACCGGCGGCGACCAGAAGTAACCCACCCGAACCCATCAGGAGAGCCCCATGCTCCAGACCATCGACCGCTCGTTCATCGGCGAGGGCATCATCCATGCCCGCCTGTACGGATCGCAGGAACCGTTCCTGCCGCTCGGCAACTGCGACACCTTCAACATCAGCTTCGCCACCGACCGCAAGACGCTGCCCAACTACATGGGAGGTGGCGGCAACAGCAACGTCCGCGAGCGCGTCACCGACGTGACGTCCTCCATCGGAATGTTCGACCTGACCGCCGAGAATGTCGCCCTGGTGACGCGCTCCACCATCCAGGTGGCGCCTACCGCCGCGATCACCGACGAGGCGCATACCTCTCAGGGGGTTGCGCTGGAGTTGATCCCGTTCAAGTACCTGCCGGACCTGACCAAGCCCGTGACGGTGAAGACCGCGGGGGACGTCGAGGTGGCCCCGGGCACGGACTACCTGCTGGTACCCCACGGCATTCAGGTGCTGAGCGGCGGCAAGATCGATGCAACCGGCATCAAGGTCAGCTACACGCCGCGCCCGAGCCGGGCGGTGCATATGCTCAACGGCTCGCAGAAGGAGCTGGAGCTGTTCATCGCTGGCCTGAACGACGCGCAGTCGGGCGAGCCGTTCGCGCTGCGCCCTCGCCGCGTCAAGTTCGGCCTCCTGCAGGAGCTGGCGGTGCTGGGCCAGGAATACGCCAAGCTCATCGGCCCGGCGGAACTGCTCGCAGATTCGCGCGTGACCGCGACCGACATTTCCAAGTTCTGCCAGATGGATCTCGCGCAGGCGGCCTGACCGCCGTGCCAGGGATGGCCCCATGACCACAGCCCGCCGTTTGGCGGGCTTTTTTTGCCAGAGGATTGCCATGGCGAACCCAATGCAGCGCCTGATCCAGTTCGTTCTTCGCGGCCGGGACGAACTGTCGCCCGCCGCCCAGCAGTCGACCGAGGCGCTGGAAGGGCTGCGCACCACAGCGGCGAACCTGAACCGGCAGTTGGACGATGCGAAGGGGGCCCGCGGCCTGGTGACCGCGCTCGGAACTACCGAGCGCGCCATTGCGCAGACGCAGACGTCGGTGCAGCGGGTGGACCGTACCATTGCGGACCTGCGCGAGGCGTTGGACCGCAACCCCGGGAGCCGGGGCCTGGCCGTGTCCCTGCAGATCGCGGAACGGGACGCAGCGGGTCTGCGTCGGACCCTTGACCAACTGACCGCTCGGCACGCTGAGCAGCAACGTGCGGCGCGGGCGGCGGGCGTGGATACCGGGCAGCTTGCCAACGAGGAGCGGCGGCTGGCGTCGGTGGTCGACAACACCCGCGAGAGCATCGCGCAGAACAGCCGTGAGATCCGCGAGCTGGAACGCGCGCAGATGCGAGCGGCGCGGGAGGCTGCTGGCCACACCTCGCGCGTGACGGCGCTGCGCGAGGCCATGTCGTCCGGCGTTCGCCAGGCAGCCGCTTACGCCGCAGCCTTCGTCGGCATCCAGGCGGCGCTGAACCTGGTGCGCAGAGGAATCGGCCTGGTGCGTGATGGCATCGTCTCGATGCTGACCACCGGCGACCAGTTCGAGAACCTGCAGAACCGGCTTACGTCGCTGATGGGCTCGGTTGCCGAGGGGGAGCGGGCAACCGCCTGGATCAAGACCTTTGCCAAGGACACGCCGCTTCAGTTGAGCGACGTCACCGACGCCTTCGCGCTGCTGAAGGCCTACGGCCTGGACCCGATGGACGGGTCGCTGAAAGCGATCGAGGACCAGTCGGAGAAGCTGGGTGGCGGCATGGAGCGCCTGGAGGGCATCACGACTGCAGTCGGCCAGGCCTGGGCGAAGCAGAAGCTGCAGACCGAGGAGATCCTGCAACTGGTCGAGCGTGGCGTGCCGGTGTGGGACATGCTGGCCAAGGTCACCGGCAAGAATGCCGCGCAGCTGCAGGATCTGGCGAGCAAGGGCAAGCTTGGCCGGGACGTCATCAAGGCGCTGGTCGACGAAATGGGGCGCAGCTCCGAAGGGGCCGCTGCGAAGGCCATGAGCACCCTGACCGGTCTGGTCAGCAACCTCGGCGACACTGCGGCCGACTTTCTCAACCGCATTGCCAACGCCGGCGCGCTGGACCACGTCAAGAACAAGCTGAAGGAACTGGGTGACACCATCGCGCAGATGGACCAGGACGGGCGCCTCGACTCGCTGGCCAAGGGGCTGTCGGATGCCTTCGTCCAGGGCTCGGAATGGGTCGAGCGCTTCATCAAGCGCCTGGCCGACGTCGATTTCGGCACCCTGATCGACAAGACCTCGGCCTGGCTTAGCAGCTTCAGCACCCAGTTGGACGACATGGCCTCGCGGGTGCAACTGTTCATCGCGCCGTTCCGGACGTTGTTCAACGGCGTCACCTCGGGCATCAGCGCTATCGCCCTGGCCTGGACCGGCACCATGTCGCTGATGGTCGCCGGCATCGAGAAGGTGGCGGAGAGGATCCCGGCGGCGCTGGGTGGGGAGCGCATCCGCAGTTCCGTCGCCGGCGTCCACGACTTGCTCAGCAGCATGAGCGAGGGCTTCCGCCAGCAGATCCAGCAGGACGCGCAGGATATCGCGGATGCCTGGGACACCAGCACCACGGCTACCGCCTCCGCCGCACAGCAGCAGAGCCAGGCGATTACCGACACCTTCACCGACCTGAAGGCGGGTGCGAAGAACGCGGCGGCCGAGTCGGTGCAGGCGGTGACCAGCCTGCAGAATGCCCTGGACCAGATCAGCGCGGCCAAGACCACCGAGCAACTGACCGCCCTGCAGGGGGAAATGCTCAAGGCCTACCAGGCCGGCACGCTGAGCCAGCAGGAGTATGCGAACGGCGCCGGTGTCCTCAACGCGAAGCTGACCGAACTGAAGTCGACCGCCAGCGGCGCCGCCCTGGGGGTGTCTGACCTCAGTACCGGCCTGGAGAACCTGAAGCAGGTCCAGGACGCGATCAGCAGCGCGAAGACCACGGTCGATATCCAGAACATCCGGACGGCGCTGGGCCGGTTGTACAACGACGGCACGATCAGTGCGCGGGAGTTCAACCAGGAACAGACCAAGCTGTCCGCCAAGGTCAAGGAACTGAAGGCGGCCGGCGAGGAGGGCGCCAAGGGTATGCAGGCGGTCGCGGAGTCCTCGGACAAGGCGGCCAAATCGCTCTCGGACCAGCGCAAGGCCATCGGCGAATCGATGGAGGCAACCCGCAAGGGAGTAGCGTCGACGAAGGACGACATGGGCGCCTTCGAAGGGTTCTTCGGTGGGGTGTTGAGCACCGCGCGGCAGGGCGTTGCGCAGTTGAGCCAGGAAGCGCTGAACGCCTTCGATGCGATGCGTGGGATCTCCACCGTCGATCTCAGCATCGACACCAGCAGCCTGGACGCCACTTCGCGCTCCCTGGCCAAGGTCAGTGAGCAACTGGCCCGGATCAAGGCCGAGTCGGGCGTGGGCATGAGCGGTTTCGGCCGCTGGGCGATGGATACCCAGCGAGCCAGCCTGGAGATCCAGGCGGCGTACCTGGAGCAGAAGCGCAGCCTGCAGAGCCTGATGGACGACTACGAGCGCGGGACCATGAAGCTGGGCGACTTCGTGTCGGCGGCCAAGGGTGCTCGAAACGGTCTCAGCCTGCTGAACGATTCGGACATGCGGCAACTGGAGAGTGCAATCGAGGCGGCCAATCAGAAGATCCAGCAGCTCAAGGAAGGCTCGAAGTCGACGCTGGTCAGCCTGCGCGAGGAACTGGCGGGGCTGCGCGGCGAGCAGGAGGCCGTGGATCGCAGCCGGTTCAACAGCCGCAAGGCCGAGTTGCAGCAGCAACTGGCCGAGGCCCAGGGCAGCGGCGACATGAACGCGGTGCAGAACCTGATGACGGCGCTGGCCACCCTGCAGCAGATCCAGGCCGAGACGGATGCCAAGCGGCAGAGAGAGGAGCAGCAGAAGCGGGTGGACGAGCAGAACGCCGCCAAGGCCGCGGCGGCGGCGCCTGCCTCGCCGCCGGCTTCGAGTCCTCCGCCCCGGGTCGTTCGTTTCGAGACGGCGCGGGGAGCCGTTGACGTGGCGGTGGCCAGCGAACAGGACGAAACCAACCTGCTCGGCGTGCTCGAGCAGGCCAGCATGAGGACCGGCCGATGAGGCTCGATGCGGTGGAACTGGGCGACCAGTTCGAATGGGTGGACGAGTTCACCTGGGATGCGGTGGCACAAGAGCAGGAACGCTCCCTGACCGGCGCGCTGCTGGTGCAGGAAGGCACCAAGCTGCATGGCCGCCCGATCACACTGCGCTCCGGGGGAGGGGTATGGACGCCGCTGTGGGTCGTGCGCCAACTGGAGGTGCTGCGCGACCAGCGCCTGCGGGTCATGCCGCTGGTGCTACCAGACGGCCGCGAATTCTCGGTGATCTTCAACCGCGCCGAAGGGACGCCGCTGGAAGCCGAACCGCTGTTCCGCGAGGTCAACCCCGGTCCGGACGCCGACTACCTGGTGACGTTGCGACTGCTCACCGTAGCGCCGCCCTCGGCACCGCCCACCCCCGACCCTTGATCCCACACCCCGCCTCGGCGGGGTTTTCTTTTCTGGCTGGAGTGTTCCATGACGATCACCGTCGATGATGTAAAGCTGCTGAAATCCCAGCGCCTCACCGATGAGGACGACGGCGGCGGCCGTGCCACCGGGCAGGCCGTGGTGGATCGCGAGATCAACAACCTGTTTCCCGATATCTCGCGCCTGGACCGGACCATCGGCCGGATCAACCTGCGCAAGGCCTTCGCCGGCATCAGCTCGAACAGCGCCGAGCCGTACCTGGGCGCTCATGCCATCGTCACGCGGGCGCCGGCCGATCCGCGTGTCTCGGTGCTGCTGTTCAACACCGGTAGCCAGACCGACGAGCGCCGCGACGCGCGCAACGCCATCGAGTCCTTCGTGGTGCCGGCCGTGTCCGCCTCGTTCGAACTGCTGGGCAACCAGTTGCAGGGCCAGCGCGCCATCGCTTGCGTGCAGCGCGAAGAACAGCGGCTACCCGAGATTGGCGAGGTCTATCAGTTGGTGTTCGAGTCGCGCTCGCAGTATGTCCGCATCACCGACGTCGAGGCGCGGCTCGAACAGTTCGCCCACGACTACGGCAACGGCAACTTCGTGAACTTCACCCGGCGCCGGCTGGACCTGTCGATCAGCGCGCCACTGGGCGCGACCTTCCCCGGCGGCCAGGTGACTCCAGGCGGTACCACCAGCCCGAAAAGCCAGGTGCTCAGCACCCAGGTCGCCGATGCCGCGCGGTACTACGGCATCAGCCCCCTGGCCGAGGCTGTCAGCCGCGGCGCCCTGAGCCTGCGGGTCAAGTCGGTCTATTCCCAGCTGGTGCCCAGCACCACCCGGGAGAACGCGCTGGTCGACCAACTGGCCGGCTACCAGCGGCGCCTGTTCGCTGCGGCCGGGCCGGCGCGGACGGTCAACCTGAATGTCGCGAACATAGGCAGCGGCAGGTCGCGGACGTTCCTCGGCACCGGCTGCGCGCCGGGTTCGCTGTCGCTGAGCGCCGGCGGCGGTGTGTTCGCCGACGACCGCAAGGGAGGCCTGCGCTACATCAGCGGTTCGAACTGGATTGCCAGCGGTACCGTCGACTACGAGAGCGGCGCAATCGAGATGGCGGCCTCCGGCAGCGGCTGGAGCGGGACAGCGAGCGCCACCTACCAGCCTGCCGCGGCGGCGACGGGCGAAGCGGTGACCGGGGAGATCCCTATCGAACTGGGCAACCGCGGCTTCGTCTACACCCTGTCGCTGTCCGAAGCGCCGCCCCAGCCGGGCACCCTGGTGGTCTCGTTCCTCGCCCTGGGCAAATGGCAGGAGATCCGCGACCAGGGCAACGGCGAATTGGCCGGGGAAGGCACCGGCACGGTGGACTTCGCGACCGGCTCGGTATCCATCACCCTGAGCGCGCTGCCGGACGTGGGGAGTTCGCTGATCTACGCCTACGTCGGGCAGAACGATGCGGCGCTGACCCAGCGCACCGGCACCAGCGTGCAGGCGCGCGCGCGGATCAACCGGACGTTGCCGCACCAGGGGCTGTTGCCCGGCTCCTACAAGGCGACGTTCAAGGTCGGCGGGGTAGAGCGCACCGTGCTCGATAGCGGCAACGGCTCGCTCAGCGGTACCGGTGGCAGCGGCCAGATCAACTATGCCGACGGCAAGGTCAGCATGGAATTGAGCGCCACCCCGGATGCCGGGAGTGGGATCGTGCATACCTACCAGCAGGGCAGCGTGACGGACAGCCCGCTGGCGGTGACCTCCGACAGCACCGGCATGTGCATCGGCACTCTCCCCGGGGCGCCGCTCAAGGCGGGCAGCGTGCGCCTATCGTGGATCACCAAGCGTCGCCAGGCGGCACCGACCCTCGGTGCTGACATGGGCACCGGGGCGCTGCCGATCTTCGAATCGGAGATCACCGTGGACAACTCGGTGACCGACGACGCCGCCGGTGGCTGGGCCGGGCGCGCCGGGACGATCAACTACGAGACCGGCGAATTCAGCCTGAAGGTGGCCGGCAACTACGTGTTCAAGGAGTACACCTACTACACCGACACGGTCGACAACTTCGGCATGAAGAAGCTGCGCCTGGTGGCCACCGATACCACGTTGCTGGAGGGGTTCGGCGGCACGCTGAGCGTGCGCGCGCAGAGCCGCGGCGTCGAGTACGGCGAGCAGACCGATTCGCAGACCGTCGCGCCGGTGACCCTGGACCTGTTGCCTGGTGTGGCCGAGCCGATCCTGCCGGGCTCGCTGGTGTTCACCTGGGCCGGCGAGGTCTACGTCGACCGCTCCGGTGTGCTCTACAAGAACATCAACAGCAGCACCAACGCCGGCATCGCCGTCGGCTCGGTGGACTACGCCGGCCGTACCGCGACGCTGAATACCTATGGCTCGGGGGCGGCGCCGACGGTCACGCTGCTGGCCTGCCTGACCACCAACGCCGGCTTCAGCGTCACCAGCATGACCTTCCGCACGCCGGGGGCGCCGCTGCGTTCTGCGAGCCTGCAGGTGACGGCGGTTCGCCTGGATACCGCGCAGATCGTGACCACCACGGCGGACGCGAACGGTAAGCTCAATGGCGCGGTGATCAAGGGTAGCGTCGATATCGTGACCGGCATCGTCCGGCTGCGCTTCACCAGCAATCTGGAGGACACCACTGGGGCCAGCGATATCCCGGTGATTCCGCTGCTGCTGCGCTACAACGCGGTCGTCTTCACCTCGCTGCCGCTGGACGCCACCCTGCTGGGCCTGGACCCGGTGCGACTGCCGGCGGACGGGCGGGTGCCAGTGTTCCGCGAGGGTGACGTGATGGTGGTTGCCCATACCGCCGAGACCACGGTGCCGAGTCCTCAAGCTGGCGGCGTGCTGCAGCTCGGCCGCGACCAGCAGGCCGAGATCAAGGTGGTGGACGCCAACGCGGTGGAACTGGCCTCGGCGGGCTACAGCGTCGACCTAGAACGCGGCCGGGTGACATGGGCCAACCCGCTGGTCCTGCAGGATGCCGAGGGCAACCCGCTGACCCTGCCGCTGGTGGTGCGTGACCGGGTTGAGCACATGACCCTCTGCACCGAGGTCCAAGTGAACGGCGAGCTGGGAATCTCCTCGCCGCTGCCCTGGGATCTGCCGGCGGGCGAAACGCTGGCGTCCAGTGCGCTGAGCTGGGGCGACCTGCAGGCGCGGCTGCACCACTGGTTCACCCAGCGGACCTGGGATATCGGCTCGCCGAACTGGACCGACGAGCCGAAGGGCGACGGGACCACCGCCAACTACAACAGCCTCGCCTATCCGCCGCTGATCGCCAACCGCGGTGCGATCGATGCGAAGTGGGCGCTGGTGTTCAACTCCTCGACCAGTTTCAGCGTGGTGGAGGAGAAGCTGGGGGTCATCGCCAACGGCACTACCACCACCGACACGGCGCCGATCAACCCGGAGACGAACACGCCGTACTTCACCATCCGCAAGGAAGGCTGGGGCAGTGGCTGGGCGGCCGGCAACGCGGTGCGCTTCAACACCGACTCGTGCCTGGGGCCGATGTGGATCGTGCGGACGGTACTCAGCGGCAAGGGCACCGTCGAGGACGATGAATTCCACCTGCAGATCAGAGGAGACGCGGACTGATGACCGCTCGACAGTACAGCTATCGGGACGCCGGCGCACCGCCGGCGCTCTTCCCGTCGGCGGTGACGCCGTTCCAGAAGCTCAAGAGCTACCTGCGCGCGGCGCTGGTCGATGGCTACGGCAACAAGCCACCAGCAGGGTGGACCGTGGTAAGCGAGTTCGACACTGCCATCACCCTGGCTCCGGCGTCCAACTGTGCACAGATCACGTTCTGCCAGCACTTGCCAAGTAGTAGCGGTAGCAGCTACCGGGACTTCGTCGGGATCTTTGTACATGAGGGCATGCTGGATATCAGCACTCCGCTTCCAAAGGGGGTCAACACGCGATCACGTACGTGGTCGGCGGATACCAACCCCACCAGCAATGATGCCCATATCCTCTATCTGGGCTACATGTACTGGAACTACGCCACCTATTGGCAGATCTGCGCGGATGCCGAGACGTTTGTCTTTTGCATGCTGGCGGATAGGGGCTATGAGAATACGAGCGAGGACTACAGCCTCGGCCTCTATGTCGGGCAGTACGAGAGCTTTAGTGGCGCCTCTGGCGTCCAGGGATTCATCGCCGTCGGTGGCGCCCAGGGGTATCAGAGTTCAGCCAGCCGAAGTACCAACCGGTCCTTTGGGAGTGGGTTCAGTTCACTGCGTGACCAGCGCTCGGGGGAGATCATCCAGGGTGGCGGCGCCGCCCTGGGGGCGCTGATGGACCAGATGCAGTACCAGAGCATGTACTACGACAGGCCAGAGGGAGAGAATCCGCCCTATTGGCGTATGCAGCAGCCCTATGTGGCGAACGGCGCGAACTACGTCGGCCTCCTGAAGGGTGTGTGTTTCGACCCGATCCTGGGCCACTACCGGCATGGGCACCTGCTGGATCGGCTCGGCCTGCCCCTGGCCGCAACCTCGGTGGCGGAGGCGGTGCAGATGGATGGCAAGACCTATTACGTGGATATGGACCGTTGGGGGCTCTGGTTCCTGTCTGTCGATCCGGCGTGGTGGCCAGCATGAGCGGGCTGATGCTGCAGGTGGTGCCGCCGGTACAGGTCAGGCCCGGCACCTGGCTGCAGCGCTTCGGCATTGGGCCGAAGTCGCTGCGCCCGCCTGTGGAGGTCGCCTGGTCGGGTGCCAGGCAGGCGATCTACCAGACCCTCGCCGTGAAGGTCACCCGTGAAGGGGAGGAGACCTCGGCGCGCAAGATCGCCACGCTGTATCGCGGGGCGGTTGTCACCGCGACTGCAATGACGGCGTCTTTCCAGGTCTACGAGGGCGAGACGGTGCAGCGCTTCGAGGCATCGGGCCTGCGCGGACAGTTCGTGATCCAGGTCACCGACGAAGGCGACCCGCGCCTGGGGATCATTCGCTGGCCGGTCCTCGATGCCGATACGCGCCTGCTGTCCTATGACCTGACCGAAGGCTCGGGCGGTCGAGATCCGACCGACCCAGCGAAGGTGCGGGCGGTCGTCACGGTCGACGGCGGTGCTGCGGCGCGCCAGGTGGTGGTCATCGAGCGCAAGCTCGATGGCGAATGGCGGGTGGCCGGCGTGGGGCAGACGGCCGAGTCCGGGCGCGCCGAAATCGCTCTGGAGGTGACGGCCGGCGGGACCACTTACGCGATGGGGCTGGATGACTGGGGCGCGGTGTTCGAGCCGCGTCTCGCCGTCAGCCTGGGCCAGCGCGTGCGTCCGACGATCTTCTCTGGCTGGCTCTACGAGGTGACCGAGGCCGGGGTACTGCCGGCGGCTGAGCCGGAGTGGTGGCCGATTGAGGGCGACAACCCCAGCCGCCAGGTCGGCACGGCCCGTCTGCAGGCGACGCGTTACTACCGCCCGCTCAGCCACGGGCCCTTTCCTGTCGAGGCTCTATGATCAATGCGAGTTTCGGCGCCCCCTGGCAGAGGGCGGCGCCGCTTTCCGTGCGCGCCGTCCTGCTGCGCTGGCAGCGCCTGGTGCTTGCCGATGCGCGTAGCGGCGGGCTGTGGGGCTCCGGCCGGCCCCTGGCACGGCGTTGCGCCAGTGGCTGGTCCGGTGTACCGGTGCGTGATGCGGGCTGGGGGAGTGGCTGGAAGCACGCCGAGCAGCGCAACGCGGCAGCCCGCAGCGCTTGGGACAGCACCCGGATGCTGGACGTGGAGAGAGAGCTAGGCTGGGATCGGACGCTGCGTCCGCGTGATCGGCGCCTGTCGCTGATCTACAACCCGCGCCCCGCGGCCAAGGACGCCGGCCGTCCACCCGGCTGGCGGCGCTCGGCCGAGTTCGACCGCTTCCGCGATGCGCTCTCGGAGAGGCGTGCCAGTCTCTACATCCCGACCGGGCTGCTCGACTTCAATTTCGGCCCGACCCGCTACACCCCAGCGAACACGCCCGACGTGTTCTTCGACTTCCGCTACGTGGCGCCGGTCCGTGGTGTCCGTCCGGTGGACGCCGGGGCGCGCAGCAGCTACGGCAGCCCGGCCCGCTTCGATGCGTTGCGGCGGATTCCCTGGGCATGGGGGCGGCCGACCGATCCGGTGCCGACGGGCATTGTCTACCCCGACTATCCGGGGCCGGTGGTACCGATAGATCCACCCACCGAGCCCGAGATACTGGAGACCTACATGATAGGAAACACGGTCACCCTGGTGGTGCTGCCGAGTCGCACGCCGCTGGATGCGACCAGCATTCGCATCGGCCTGGATATCGACTCGTTCGCCTGGTCGTTCTCGGCTGACCTGTTCGGTCGCACCTCGCTGGACCTGGCGGCGCCGGATGCCAACGGGCCGAAGACGGTAGAACTGGAGATCAACGGCTGGACCTGGCGGTTTCTGGTCGAGCGTTACAGCGGCAGCGGCAAGCATCCGAGTGAGCGCTACACCATCAGCGGCGCGAGCCGCACCCAACTGCTTGACGCGCCCTATGCGCCGAAGCGCAGCGCGGTGAACACGGCGCCGCTGAACGCACGGCAGGTTGTCGACGACCAGTTGCAGTACACCGGCTTTTCAGTGTCCTGGGACGTCGAGAACATGGGGCCGCCGGACTGGACGCTGCCGGCCGGCGCCTTCAGCTATCAGGATCAGACGCCGATGCAGGTCATCGTCAAGCTGGCCGAGGTCGCCGGCGGCATCGTCCGTCCGGGCCTGATGGACGACTCGGTGACGATCCTGCCGCGGTATCGTGAGGCGACCTGGTACTGGGACACCGCAATTCCCGACCGGATCATCCCGGCCGCCATCGTCGCCGAGTGGGGCAGCGAGTGGAGTCCCCAGCCGGCATGGAATTTCGTCTACGTCAGCGGTACCAGCTACGGCGTCAGCGTGCAGGTGCGGCGCGCCGGTACCGCCGGCGAGGAGTCGGCGCCTGATGTTATGGAGGACTGGATGACCGGCACCGAGGTGGCACGCTCGCGCGGGATCTGCGAGTTGTCGAAGGGCGGCAACCAGGCGATCGAGACGCGGCGTATCCCGCTGTTCCAGAAGGATGATGGGGTACCGGGCCTGGTGCAGCCGGGAATGCTGGTCGAGGTGAGGGACGAACAGGCGACCTGGCGCGGGCTCTGCCTGGCCACCGATATCTCGGCCGAGGGGGTAGGGGCTAGCCGCGTTTGGCAGACCCTGCGCATCGAGCGCCACTACCCGGGAGGCTCCTGATGGCGACGGTCAACCCCTGGCGTCGGTTCATCGGGCTCTTACCGGGCGGCGCGCGCACGGTGGGGGAGGTGATCGACGTCGACGAGGGCGCCGGCACCTGCCGCGTCCGCCTGCGAAACAACGTCGTGATCGCGGCCCGGGGCACGGCGGTGCCGGCCGGGCAGATGGCGTTCATCAGCGATGGCCTGGTGACCGGGCCGGCGCCGCAGCTCCCCCAGTTCGATATCGAGGTTTGACTGAGCCGATCCGACCAGCATGCCGTCCAGGCACTGCAGGCGGTCGGATCCGCGTTTCAAGGTGAGCGGATCGCGTGCGGAGATCCACCAGCCATCGCGCAAGAGCTGATCAACATGGGCGCGCAGCCCGGGGAACATCCGTTTATTCATCGTGGTTCGCCTCCTACCTGGCAAGCGAACGATAGCAAACCGGAACCCCTTCACGCCTACCGATAGCAGAGCATTAACGTTACTGGAGAGAACCGATGCTGATTACCGAGCAGCAGCTGCTGCAGATATTTCCGAACGCCGGCCCGCAAGCCGGCGTTTTTGTTGGTGCGTTGAACCGCGGGATGACTCGCTTCGGTATCACTTCGCCCGTGCGAGTCGCCGCGTTTCTCGCCCAGGTCGGCCACGAGAGCAGCCAGTTGACCCGGCTGGTGGAGAACCTCAACTACAGCGCGCGCGGTCTGGCGGCGACCTGGCCGAGCCGGTACCGCAGCGCCGACGGCAAGCCGAACGCTCTGGCCCTGAACCTGGCGCGGCATCCGCAGGCTATCGCGAACAACACCTATGCCTCGCGCAATGGCAACGGAGACGAGGTGTCCGGTGACGGCTGGCGGTACCGCGGGCGCGGACTGCTACAGATCACCGGCCGGTCAAACTATCGCGCTGCCGCCGCCGGGCTGGGTCAGCCGCTGGAAGCGGAGCCGGAACTGCTTGAGCAACCGGAGTGGGCGGCGCTGTCCGCCGCCTGGTGGTGGTCGACGCACGGCCTGAACGAACTGGCCGACCGGGGCGAGTTCGCTGCCATCACCCGCCGGATCAACGGCGGCCTGAATGGCCAGGCGGAGCGCCTGGCGCTGTGGGAGCGCGCCAAGGCGGTGCTGTCGTGATCTCGGCCCGCGTGATTTCGATCGCGCTGGCCTGCCTGCTATTGGTCGGCCTCGGCGCCGCCGGCGGTGGCTGGCTCGGCGCGCGGCACTACCGGCCGCAGCTCGATGCTGCGCTGGCGGATCTGGTCGCCTGCCGCGCCGCCAGGGGCGGCCTGGAGGACGCAGTGGCGGAGCAGGTCCGGCAGGTCGCCGCGCTGCGTCAGGCTGGCGAACAGCGGTCCCGGGATGCCGCGCAGGCGATGGGGCGGGGCCGGCAGCAGGCCGCCGAGCAGTATGCCGCGGCACAACACCTGCTGAGCCAGCGGACCGCCGGCGAGCAGTGCGCGGCTGCCGATGCGGTCATTGATCAGGAGCTGGGTCTATGAGGGTGGTGCTAATGCTGGTGATGGTTGCGCTGGCGGGATGCGCAGGCCAAGTCGAGCCTGAGCCGCGACCGGTGCGCGTGGAAGTGCCTATTGAGGTGCCGTGTCGTGCACCTGATATAGCAGAGCCGGCGTGGGCCACGGCGGGGCTGCGGAGAGACGACGACCTGCAAGTGAAGGTGCGCGCGTTGCTTGCGGAACGCCGGCAGAGGATCGGATACGAGGAGGAACTGAAGGCCGCCGTGGCGGCGTGCAAATAGAAGGAGCGACCGCAACGGTGCTGTCACATCGTCGCGGTCGCTGAACCTGCAGACCTACCCTGCAAGCCCAGCCCAGGCTCCTGCCTCGTGCACGAAGCGAGCGGAGCCTAACACCTGTTTATTCATACAGTAAAGGCTTGCAATATGACCAGTCCTGTTTTCCCCTGGATGGGCGGAAAGCGGCGCCTTGCCGACCGTCTCATCCCTCTCTTCCCGCCCCATGAATGCTATGTCGAGGCCTTCGCCGGTGGTGCGGCGTTGTATTTTCTGCGTCCAGTTCCTGCTCAGACTGAGGTGCTGAACGACTTGAACGGCGATGTCGTGTGCCTCTATCGGGTGGTGAAGCATCACCTCGAGGAGTTCGTGCGCCAGTTCAAGTGGGCGATCTCGTCGCGTCAGGTATTCGAGTGGCAGAAGATGACACGACCAGAGACGTTGACCGACATTCAGAGGGCCGCTCGTTTCTTCTACCTGCAGCACCATGCTTTCGGCGGTAAGGTCAGCGGGCAAACGTTCGGCACCGCGACAACAGGCCCGGCCGTCAACCTCCTGCGCATCGAGGAAAACCTGTCAGCTGCATGGCAGCGGCTGGCGGGAACCTATGTTGAGAATCTGCCGTGGCTTGAGTGCGTTGAGCGCTACGATCGCCCGCACACCTTTCATTACATGGACCCGCCGTACTGGCAGACCGAGGGCTACGGCGTGGACTTCCCGTTCGAAGAGTACGAGCGGATGGCCGACTTCATGCGCCGCTGCAAGGGGAAGGTAATGGTCAGCATCAATGACCATCCAGATATCCGCCGGGTGTTCGAAGGCTTCCATATTGAGCGCCTGGATATCCGCTACAGCAACACCAACCAACGACAAGGCTCGGCCGAGGTCACTGGCGAGTTGGTGATCATGAACTGGGAGCCTGCCGCCCTGGGCGGTTTGTTCGTCGGGATGTAGCCTGTCATGCCGGCCAACTGGCCGGCTTTTTTTGGGCGTACACTAGTCGCTTTCCATTGAGGCCATGAAATGCTGGTGATTCGGCTGAAAAGCAAGTGGACCCTGAAGTTGGACCGCCAGATAGGCAGTTCCGGCAAACACGGGATATGGGCATTCCACTGCTCTGAAAGCACTTTCGCGCCGTCTTCG